TCTTCTTTCTATTGAAGCTGCACTTGATTTGATCGCTTCTACTCTCCTGATGTATTCTGTGTAGCTCATTTTCTAATCCTTTCTTTTGCGATATTAAAATAGTTTTCATCCATTTCTATTCCTATAAAATCTCTATTTAAATTCTTACAAGCTACTCCTGTGCTTCCACTTCCCATTGTAAAGTCTAAAACTAACTCACCTTCATTTGTGCTATTCTCAACATATAAGCTCATTAATTCTAAAGGTTTTTCTGATGGATGTGCTTTATTACTCTCATTTTTAAATTTATGTACTGTTTTTGACCCAAGCATTTTTATAGGGTTTGCTTTGCCTTTTCTAAGAAACAAAGTATATTCGCAATTTTTCATATACCATCTGTTGGGAGTACAGTTGCTCTTTTCCCATACCAATAAGTTATGTAACTTAAACCCTGTTTCTCTTGCTAGTCTTAAATATCTTTCAAGATTTAAAGTATTTACCATTATATAACAATGTCCACCTTCTTTCAGAAGTTCAAATATTTTAGGAAACCAATCTTCTTCCTTCAAATCATTATGTTTAAATATTTTCCCATCATTTTTAGATAGCAATCCTGATGGTTGTCCTTTCTTAGTTGGCTTTCCTCCACTAATGACTTTGTAGGGTGGGTCTGTTATAATAGCATCTACCACTACACCTTGTTCTATCAGTCTATCCATTGCTACTAAGCAATCTTCATTATATAATTTCATTTTACTCTCCTGGTATTATTAAGTATATAACTAGTATTGCTGTTAAATATTTAGCAACTTTATTTATATACCACTCGTGATCTATTTTTCTATTCTTGTTGTGTATTTTGTTCCATCTAGGGTTTTCGCTCTTAATAGCTTTTTCCTCTTCGATAAATGCTTCTTTTCTTGTTTTAAATGTTTCTATCTTTATATCGTGGATCAAATGTTCCCAAGACTTATCTCTCTTGTGTTGAGATAATCTCTTGAATGGATTAATGCTTATTCCGATATATAATAATCGTTTGCGTTTATCATAGTATCTATAAAGTGATGTTTTCATTCGGTATATTCCTTAATGGTGTACAATATTTATAATTATACACCATTTCTTTACTAGAAAGGAATTTCTTCCGAGTCCATATCTATTGTTGGCATCTGCTGCTGATTCTGTGGCTGCTGATATGTTGAGTTTTGATTTAGTCCAGGTGTTGGCGCAACTTCAACTCTATCTTTAGCTGCGAAGCCAATGTTTGGAAATAAGAACTTGTTTTCATAAACTTTAGTTCCGTCTTGTTTTTCATACATATTTGTATAAAGTTTTCCCGTTACTATTGCAGCTGATCCATCTTTAAAATATTTATTCACGAATTCACTTGACTTCTCCCATACTTCTCCTGAAATATATAAATTAGTCCACTCCCCTTTACTGTTTTTCTCACTGCATTCTAGTTGAAATTTTGTCATCTGTTTTCCACTTGGTAGATGTTTAGTTTCCATTCTTTTTAAGTTTCCACATATTTGTATTGTAGGTAACATATTAATATCCGTACTTGTATTTTTGTGGCTTACTATAATAATTATTGTAAGGATTTTTATCTGGATTGCTTCTAACATAAGGTGCTACATAAGTTCCACTCTTCTTGTAATAGCCTTTTACGTATACATCAGCTTGTGAAGCTACCATCATTATTGCTGTAATTATTAGTGTTTTTAATATTGTTCTCATTTTGTTTCCTTTAAATACTCTTGGTATAATCTGTTTGAATGATACATTAACGTATCAAAGTCCATAACCTCGGTGTAAAATTCTTCTTTACTCATAATATGTATTCCAAATTTGCTCTCCTTATGGTGGTTTTTACATAAAATAACCAGTCTTTTGTCATCTCTCCTTGCTCCTTTAATATTTTTTAGATCTGTGATATGATGCAGCTCGATATTTGAACTATTGCATATTATACATCTCTGATCGCTATTATGCAAATAATTGAAGTATGCTTTTTTATCAAAGGGATCTTCTTTTGATTTTGAAAGCACTCCCATTATTTTACTCCTTTTAAAAATTCCATTACTCTATTATGTAAGAATAAATCATTTGCTATATCTTTTCTTAATTGTTTTTGTTCTTTAATTGTTGGCATTTTATTTTCCTTTTAGTCTATACACTATTCTGGTTTTAGGCTTCTCTAACTGTAATTTAATATTATCATCTATTAACTCTAATATAATATCCCATAACTCTATAGCTTCTGCACCTGTAGTCTGGTATACTTTATTAGGTTTGGTTTGTGCTTTAGATATTATTGCTATTTCTTTTATTTCATTAAGCATTTTAATTGTCATTTATTTATCCTTATTCTCTAATATCCATTGACAAGCTTTAAAGATTGCCTCATGTTCTGTGTTTTGAGCTTCAAAAGAAGAGGATATAACAAAACTCATGCCTCTCTTCTCCTTTTTGGTTGTTTGCCAATCATCTGGTGTTAATATTACATATTGTTCATCTATTTCTACGGTTATTATGTCGAACCCATTTAATAAAGCCCACTCTTTACACTTATGAGCTAATTCGTATATGTTAATTGTTTTCCAACCCTCTCTCGTTTCATAAGGCACTAGGTTTCCATCATACTCATCACTCATATATCGGACATCAACACCTATTACTTCACTTAATAATTCTTTAGATATACTCATTTTATTTATCCTTTAATTCTTTATTAATCTAACGCTAAACCCGTACGCTCGATTGCTCGTGTTGTCGGGGTACGTAGCACTCGAGCTGAAGAACAAGTAACGGGCATTTGTGCCAGAAACAGACCCAGACCAACAGTGGCCGCCCGAACCTTCGCTGCTCACGGCACCGCCTGTCCTATTCCGGTAGCCAGGCATCGGCATTTTAAGTTTATTAAAAGCATTAGAGCTATTATCTAACTCTTCTGCTTTAAACTCTTCTGGTGTTGGCAATCTAAAACCCTTGACTAATTTAGCTATAGCTTTAGCTTCTTTGTGTGTTAGGTAATGCCCATAAGATAATTTGTCATCTGAACTTTCAGCTACTCTTGATGCTCCTATGTTTCTATCTAGCCAGATTCTTCCTGTTTCCGTAGACTTAATTGTTTTATATTTTAATTTTAATATCTTCATATTGCTTCCTTTTTTAGTTTATAATCATTCAATTCAAAACTAGTCCCATAGTTATCTTGATTCTTCTAATATTCTGTTCCATTCTTCTTCAATGTACTTGCACGTATGTCCGTTCTGACTTAGGAATCTTTCTATCCATTGTATGTGCTGTGTCATCATCTTACTGTCTAATACTTTTGTACTAGCAGGTAATAGATTCTGCAGCTTAGGATAGTGTGGATTAATAAGCTTCATCATATTATATATACCATCATTCGAAACTTTGCTCATATCCAATAAGTACCATTCCATTGTAAATGGATTCTGATACTTTAAAGGTTGCTGCGCTTTCTTTACCTCTGGAATAACCGCAGCAAAAAAGAATTTCTGAAAATGTGTACTAATCTTCATCTAATAGTCAAACTTGTTTTAGTATCTATTTTTATACCATCTATAAAACCACCAGCTTTTATAAATTCTTTTAATTTAGTTTTATCGATTTCTTCTTTGACTCTTACAAATTTACTATCTAAACCAAACAAAGAAACATCTTCATAATTATAAGACTCTAAAGTTTTTACAGTAAAACTAAATTTATCAGTTTTTATTTTATCTTGACCACTTGACTCGATCGCATTTTTAATTAGATCCTTTAATCTAGCTTGTCTATTTCCCATCACTTTTGCTTTTTCTGTAAGTCTTCTAGCTTCATCTTTTAGCATTTGCTCTACTCCAGCTAATTCTTTGATAATATAGTTGGTATTTTCTAGCTTACCTTCTAAGTTACTTCCTAACTCATCGAATAATTCCGCTAAAGTATCGCTATTATCTATTGTATTTCCGTCTTCATCTGTTTCTATTTGTTCGGCCATTTCGTAAAGGGCTTGGAACTGCTCCCCTATTTCAAATATTCTCATCTTACCCTCCTATTTCTTTTGTAGCATTGCTACTGCTTCTTGTTGATTGTCATAGCTTAGTTCGCCAACTCTTGTAACTTTAAAATACTTTAAAAAATCTGCTTCAACTACTTTTTTAGTTTTGATTAGTTTTCTAATAGTTTCTATTGCTGTTGTTGTTGTATTGTCTTGACCATCTACTTCGTGAATATCTGCTGTATCATCTAACATAAATAGCTTTTGCATAGCACTTTTGGAAGCGTATGAGCTTGTTGATATTGTAACCATACTGTCGTCCATACCTTTTTTGGATAACGACTCTCTTGCAAAAGCTGTTGCACTTATAGAGTCTTTACCATTTGTGATAGTTGCTATAGCTTTTATATAATATCTATCTCCAACTAAAATTAAATCTTCATCTACTTTTACTACTAACTCATCATTTAAGTGTGATTTTAAAGCATCAAATATTGATTCTAAATTTCTATATTTGTATTTTCCAAAGGCATTAAATAAATTCTTTGTACATATTAATTCTCTTTGTATTTTTGATAAATTCTTTACTAAATCTTCCATTTTCTTATCCTTTTCATTCATAATATTATCCTAACTTTAAAACATCTTGAAAATCAGTAAATAAATCATCTAATAACTCTTGACCTTTTTTACTCTCACATAATGCTCTTCTGATCCCATCTATAAAATCGCCATAACTATCTGAATCTTCTATTAATTCCCAACTTGACGAATAGTGACTCTCTTGTGCTTTAGCTACTAAAGCCTTGTATTCTTTTTCATTCATAATATGATCTCGCATAACTTATAAATAAAATTATCTGTCTTACTTAATCTTTCTTCTGATATACTATCATTACTTAAATCTTCTGCTAGTTCATTAGTCGCCAAACTTAACCCTAGTAGTTGCTTTATCTTTGCCATTATTTCTCCTTATTTAATCTTTTTGCTTCTTTAATTGCACCGGTTACTATAATATCAGTCATTGTAATATCTGTTTTGTCTGATACTGCCTTCAAAAAGTCTTTATCTTCTAAAGTTATTCTAAATGTAATTGTTGTTTTTTTCTTCGCCATCTTGCCTCCTTAATCTAAATATGTTGAAAGCTTACACGAACATTCCTTAAACGTACATTAAACTGTATTTACATTCGTCTTTAAGTTTGTCTTTATAATTAGTATGCAATAATTTCACATATTTAAAAAAGAAAGGGTATAAAATGAAGGGTATAATTAAAACATTTAGGACTGACTCACAGTGTTCTAAGATATTAAAACACTTACAATCTGGAGCTAGTTTGACTTGCTTCGAAGCAATGACTATGGGGCTAGGTATGAATCTAAGAAGTAGGGTATCTAATATAAGAGATGCAGGACACGCGATCAGATCAGAACAAATTAAATTCAATGGTGGCTTCGTAGCTAAATATACACTAATAAAAGAAGTATTGTAGAATGTTAAAAGAGGTGGACGTATTATGAAAGAAGAATTAATGATTTTAATGATTCCGGTGGCAGTTATAACAGTATTTGTATTAGGGATTTATATTGGCTAAAAAATCTAAAGTAGTAATGATAGAGTGTAGCGGTTGTAAGTCTGCTGTAAAAGTAGATGATAGTCTACATTGTAAACTTAGAATGAATAGTGGGAGATCTACTGCTTATACTAAAGTTACAAGGGTATGTAGTTGTTCTTGGTATAGAATTAAGCTAGAATAAGTTATAATACAACATAAATTCTTAGTGAGTGTCCAACTCGCGAAGTCTTAGACACTCGTCTAGGGCGTTCACTAAGGTTTATAAAGTGATAGCGATTGGACACCGAAAATCACAAACCTAAAATTTAATGTTCCGAAAGACAAAATGAAAAACAGAGAAACCTTTAATTTTTACCGCAGTTTTTTTGAAGCGGCTAAAGATATGGACGATACCCACAGATTAGCATTTTACGACGCTGTTCTAATGGCATCTTTTGAAGATGAAGTAATAGAATTACAAGGAATATCTAAGATAGTATTTACTGCTATAAGACCAGTAATAGACAACCAAAATAGTAACTATTTAAATGGTAAAAAAGGGGGGAGGCCTCCTAAAAATAACCCCCCTTTAGAAAATGATAATAACCCCCCTTCTTTGAAAAAAGAAAGCTATAAGTATAAAGAGAAGTATAAGTATAAGGATAATAATACTAAAGGGTGTACCCTTGAAAATCTATCTTCTGAAAATAAGACTGCTTTGTATTCTTTTATGAAAGACCACTGTGTTGAGAAGAAAATAGATATTATTGAAATAGAGAAGTTTACAGATCATTGGAAGTCTACCACTAAGAATGCAACTAAAAAGGATTGGAAAGCAACTTTTAGAAATTGGTGTAGAAGCGAATGGGTAAAAAAGAAAAAAGAGGTAGTATCTTCTCACGATGCTTGGAATTAATATGTATAATATATCAACATATGAAATAGAATGCGCATTACTAAACAGCTTTATTAGTGTCGGAGAGTCCATAGAATACAACTCAGAGCCTTTTAAGATGGAATCCAAGTATTTTACAAGCGACTTCAATAAAACGATTTGTGAGCGAGTTATGAAGCATTTAGAAGACAAGGCAAGTTTGTCACTATTTTCTATTAAAATGGAAGCGTGGGTTAGGGATGTAAGCCCAAGTAATCATCAGAACTGGTTTAACATAGTAGGAAGAGTTCCAATACCAATGACAATAGCAAAACAGTATTATGAACATATAAAAATAAATGAAATAGAAAGGTTATCAAATGGACGATAAAAAGAAAGCCATATTATTAAAATTAGAAAATGATATAAAAGAAAAGCAAAAGCTAATCAATGAATTATCAAAATCTAATGAACTTGAAACATTAAGAAAAGTTAGAGATAGAGTAAAAACAAAAGGTAAAACGATAAAATATCTAACCGGTATTAATTCAATAGATGAAGAAATGGGCGGATTTAGTGAAGGTAGTTTTATAAATATTGCAGGAGCTAATTTTAGTGGTAAGACAACTTTAGTTTTAAATGTTATAGAAAATATCGCAGCACACAAGAGAACAGTTTTTTTTAGTTATGAAATGTATGAGAATCTATTGGTTACGAATAAATTACAAAATACAAATATAGATGATAATTTAGTAATAGTTCAGGACAAATATTACTTAGTAGATATAGAAACTATTATCAGAGCAGAACATAAAAAAGGTGTAAAGTTTTTTGCTATTGATTCGATGATGAAGATTAAAGTAACAGAAAAAATGCAGGACTATCAAAAAGCCAGTTTAATATCAGGTACTCTATCTAAATTAACACAAGAATTGGGAGTAATAATTCTACTGATTAATCAAGTAGCATTAACCGATATAAGAGAGAAGAGATTAGAGTTTAAAGGTAGTGGAGATATTAGTTACGATAGCGATGTAAGCTTTTTTATAACTGTAAATGAAGATGATAATAGCCGTATGATACATTGTAAGAAAGATAGAATAAACGAGCGAATATGGAAGATGGATATTACGGACAGAAATTATGTTAATAGAGCAAATAATAGGAGCTACTCTAATAATCACAGTAAACAGCCTGAAATTATTACTTATGGGGGTGGTGTTGAAATGCCATTAATCAATTAATCGTGAGAAAGTGCCGAGGCTGCAGTATATTATTACCGATGACCAGCGTTATTCAGCATACGCGACCTGATGGAAGTGTTAAAGATGGTGCTGTATGTAAATATTGTTGGAAAAAAGAGAAGAGGGCTAAAAATGTTAAAGCTTATTATAGCGGAGCATTTGATGCCAGGTTGAAAGATCCAATTAAAATAATATGTGAAGAGTGTGGGGTAGATGTTTGGACTACTAAACATTGGCAAGTGATATGTAAAGATCCAAAATGTAAGGCTATTAGATTAGCTAGATATAAAGAAAATCGAAGGAACGATAAAATGAAACAATTAGAAGCGAAGTTAAGTGAAAAAGTAAGCCGGTATCTACAAATACAATATCCTAATGTAGTATTTCGATACGATATTGCAGATATGAAGCTAACAGTACCACAAGCTATGAGAATGAAAAAGCTCCAAGGAAAAGACAATCGTGGTTATGCCGACCTTTTCATTGCTGAGCCAAATAAAACTTCTTCTGGACTATTTATTGAGCTTAAAAAAGACATATCCGAAGTATATCTTAAAGACGGAGTGAGTTATAGATCAAAAAAGATTAAAAAGAATGGAATTGTAATTTATGATCACATCCAGGAGCAGGTTAATTTTTTAGTTAAAATGCAAAAAAAAGGATATGAAGCTAGATTTGGATTTGGATTTGATGGAACTAAAAAGATTATTGATGATTATATGAGAGATAGATAGCTTTATAAACTGCGTATCATCTCCATATCTTTTGCCATTTGATCATTCATTTTTTTGGCTTGATCTTTTAAATTGTACATAAAATGATATGTGATTAGAAATACTGTTGTATCTTTAAATTTAATTATTTCTATTGATTTGTTCGTAACTATAATCTGCTTAGTTGCGAATCCTAGAGATATTAAAGATATGATAAAACCCCATAATAGGATCTTATCTTTTATCTTTTTCCACTTGCTTACTTTTTCGAATTCTTCTGCCATTAAACTAGCTCCGCTCTATTGTTCCAACCATCTTCATTAATAGCTAGATCTGGATTATTCTCTATAATCTCATCATAGTTTTCTTTTTCTTTTATATCAAATAAGTTACTAAAATCTACTTCATCATAATTATTTAATGCTCTAATAGTTTTAACCCCAATAATACCATCCGCAATAACCTCTATTAGCTCTTGTGCGAGTTGAATTGCCTTTTTGTTACCAATGTTAGTAGCTGATATAAAAAGCTCGTTAGCGATGATCTGTGAATCTAAATGACCTAGTTTGTTTTTATCCCAGTATTCCAATTTAAATAATGAATACACACTCTTTTGGGTATTTGTATCAAAGTATAATAATCTCGATGCTCTTTTAATATCGTGATCACAAGCATCTACAATTTGAGATATAAAATCCCAGTCTATTGCGTGAGGATGCCATTTTTGATAGATTCCACCAAGAGTATATCCTGACTCTGTTTTGTTTAAATGGAGAAAAGAGTTCGGATTTTTACTGAACTCTGCCTCCATTAATATTTTATATGCTTCTTTAATTTCTGCCATTAGTGACCTTTGATGCTATTAGATAATTGAACTCCAAAAGATGCTGAAACAATCATAGTAAACATAGTTGTTACTGGAACAAATAGTCCTGATATACTTGTAATTGCCTTAGTAACTCCCTCTGCATCTCCAATATTAAATGCTTGTGCTAATAGTAATATCATTGCTACCATCACATAAACTACATATAATACCGATATTCTATTTGCTATCATTCTTCTACTTAACCCATTTGGATCAAGAGTCTTAACAAATAATGCTCTTGCACTTGCTTTTTCGCCTGGAGTGTCTATAAACTCCTTGGCGATATTTTCAACTGATCTTAAAGCTCCTGCTCCATTAAATAAATTTCCTAAAAAACTAAACATATTTTATCCTTTCGTGATAAATTTAATTATACCATCTAAAACTGGTCTTAACTCTGGAAAAACGAAACTCGCTAATAAACCAACTGCTGCTGCGAATCCCCAGAATGCGATTCCAACTTTTGGTGCTAGTTTGTCTACGTGTAATCTTAGTTGATGAACTTCTCTTGCTAATTTAAGTATCTCTTTTGATACTTGAACTTTGTCTAATACATCGCCCTTATAAGAATTTACTAAATATGTAATATCTCTTATTCTTCTTTCAAGAAAACTTATTGATTCTTTCATATTTGCAAAATCTTCTTCAAAAGTTAGCACCTCTTCTGATGCTTCCTCTTTTGTAGGAGCTACGATTTTTTCGATCTCTTTCTCTTCTGTGATGTCGTCTATCATATCATTAATAGTTTCTCTCTCTTGGGTGTTTTTAAGAGCTCCAAGTCCTCTACGTGTAACGATATGATTACGTTCTTCTTCTGACAATAATATTGGTTTTTCTGTTATGTCTTTCATTATAATTCTTCTATTGGTTCTGGCATTACCCAAGTATCTGTAGCATCTCTCAATGCTTGTCTATAAACACGAAGTTCAGTTACATCTAGTCCAGCATCTACAGCTGTGTTTATCTCTATATCTAGTTTAGATAGTAGAGTATTTCTAGTAGCTTTAAACTCTGCTTGTGTAGCATCTAGTGCTTCCTTAGCTGTCTGAAGGACTAAACCCTCAGGTGCTGTAATTGTACCTTCTTCGTCTTTAACTATCTCTAGCCAGTCTTCTGAGTGCTTCTTGTTTGCTGTCCACCATTTATTATCCGATGTGTTTAAGTATGTATATGCCATTATTCTTCTCCTTTTGCTTCAGCAATATCTTTTGGAAAGTGCCGGTAATACACAGATAATATTTGCTCAATAAATTCTCTAGGAACATTCTTTCCAGCCAATTTTGCCTCCGCAATTATTACTAACCCTCTTATTGTTTTATCCATTTAGTTTTTACCTCCAAAGACTTGTACACCCACGACATTAGGCTCAATGAATGTACTCTGAGTAGAGTACATATCAAGTTCTACATAATCAGTATTCGTACTAGCTACAGTATTAGCTCCAATAGTTGCATTTCTCCCTGATGTTGTGATACTATAGTTGATATTATCCATAGGTACTAAAAAGTACACTCTTTGTACCGCGTTGCTAATCCTTACAACATCACTTACATTAAAACTATCTCTAATAGTAGGTGGTGTAGTTGTACCATCAAAGTTTACCCAAGCTGTACAAGCATTCTTACCTTTAAAGTTATCACAAGCTACTTCCTTAGCCACTATCTTCTCAGCTACTACCTCAACTTTTTTAGTATCAGTTATTAACACTGGGTTACCACTAGCATCAACTTCTAGTTCTAGGGGTAGATATGTGATAGGTGTAGTGTAGGCAGTTGCTGGGGTTACTATGGTTTCGAATAGACTGATATTATCATACTTAATTGAGTGGTTTACACCGCCAGCATAAGAGTAGTTGTAAACAAGTACAGATGTTGCATCAGCTACGAAGTCACTAGATATTCCCACAGTAGTGTCAGTTATTAGAGATAGCGTTGTATATGTACTACTGTCAAAAGATATCCTAGTTATTGCGTAATCAAGTGTAGCTGATAACGCTTTATCCTGAGCTAATGTATATTTAGTACCTATAGTTAGACCTGTTATAGTGTAACTCATACCTGCGCCAACACCAGTGTTGTTTGCAATATTCAAAGTATTATTAACTATGCTTGATACAATATTGACTTGGTCATTAGTAATACCATCAACTGTTCCATCAGCATTATCATAACCAAACACACCGTCTGCTACAGTATCAAAAGTACCATTAGTTACCTTCTCACTACCATTAATACTATCATACCATTTACCATCAACATACACATCAGGATTAACAGCAGAAGCTCTACTATTACCTTTACCATATACTGGTTCTACAGCAGTACTAACGTAAGTACCACCTTCTATTTTCTTTATATAGTTATCAGCACTTACAGTATATCCATTGCTAGGAGTAATTGTATTAGTACCAGTTATAATCTCTACCGAGTTCTTAGCTCCGTTCTCATCATAACCATTGCTATACATAATCTCAGCATCTGTAATAGTTAAATCTGTACCACTGATATCTAAAGTACCATTTAGGAGTACTGAAGATGCTACACTTGATAAATGTGATTGTCTAAGTGTCTGTGTTTCTAATAGAGCAGCTTCAACATTAGTAGCCGTAAACTTACTAGCTGTATCTACTATAGCAATATTAGCTGCTGTACCTTGAGCTGATGCTTCTGCTTTAGCTGACCAATGTAGAGCTGAATACTCTGTAGTATCCGTAGCTGTAAATGTACCATCTCCATCACTAACATAACTCTTAACAAATACATTCTCAGGTTCTGTAGCATAACTATCTGTAGTCATCCGCTCTGCTTCTGTAATCCATTTATCTAACTCAGTAGCTGTTGCATTATTTCCAGAAGATACTACGTCCGCGCTAGTTAATACTACGTCTGCATTTGTAGATACTACATCTGCGTTGGTTAGTGCTAAATCTGCTGTTGTACTTAATGCTGCTGCAGTTGCAGTTGCTTCTGGATCTTCCCAAGAGCCACCACTATAGAATCTAGTATTATTTACTACTGTATCAAAATACATTGCTCCGACTTGTAAAGGATTCCCATCATTATCTAATGTTGGTGCTACTGCAAAAGCTCCTAGATATCTATCGTCAAAGTTGTCATAAATAACTTCTATAGCTGCCCTATCATTACTAGTAGCTATTGCATCTAAAGCTGTAGACACTGCATCTGCAGTAGTTTGTATTTTATCATCATTAGTATCTATACTATCCTGAGCGGTACTAGAAGCATCACTACTTGTAGCTGTTCTATCTAATCCAGTTTGAACCTTATCTGCTTCTGCTAAACCTTCACTAACTAAAGCTGCTGCTGCACTATTTGCTGCTGCTGTTGCCCAAACTGGAGCAGTTGTGTCATTCTCTAAAGCTGTTCCTGCTGTGTTCCATTTGATATAATTATCTGCTGATGGATTTGGAAGATCTGTATCAACATTTTGTGCTGATTCCGGAACTTTAACATATCTATCATTCTTTGCTGCATTATCTGCTAACATATAAGTTTGATAGTTTTGATCTTGATTTAAAGTTTCTGCTAGTAAATCTCCAGATGTTTGATAATCAACATCTCTGATAATTGGAAGATCTCTAGTTATCGTAACTTTATCTCCAGTTGTTGCAGGACTTAATAAAGTGAAAGTACCTCCATTATCTCCGTCTACTGTAATTGTGTAATTTACACCTAATACTAAAATATCAGTTGCATCATTTGCTGTGTTTCCGACCGGTGTTAGATATGCTTTAACATCTGACGTTTTGTATATCTTAAAAGTGAAAGGATATACTGTTTGTCCTGATGATGAAACATATTCTGCTCTCGGATCGCTACTGTTGTAAGCCATTTAATCTCCTTGTTTTGTTGGTATTATATCTAATTTTAGTCAAATAACGGCTTCTGATCAAGCTCGTTCATATACTTAATTCTCTTTTGTTGTTTCTTATAATATTTTGGATCAATAGCTTCATTCATAAAGTCGCCTAAAGTTTCTGAAAATAATAATCTTGTATACCATAAGTTCTGCCCAGGTATGTACTTTTTTGCTGTGTTATAAGCTTCTGCTATTGGTTCTCCGTCCTTGCCAGTTCCTTCTTTAATTACTTCTCTTAGGATCTTTGAAATATCCTCTCCAGTACCAAATGGCACACCTAAAAATACATTATACCAGTCATTCCCATATCTACTTTCTGCTAAACCAAAAAGGTCTGAAAATATACCTAATCCACCTCCCTTTACTATTGATTCATAAGCAAACATAGGACGATCCATACTTCTAGGAGTCTTTCCGGTTACTGCATCGTATGCCAATAATGATAGTCCACCAAATACTGTCGATGTTACTGTTGCTCCTACTGTATATCCTATTTTACCTTTTCCGGTCATTTTAGATAATCTTGCTGAGTGCATTAATATAACTGATATTGGAAATGATTTAAATAATGCTAAATTTCTAACTGCTTCTCCAGTCAAAGTACCTTTTTGTTTACCAAAAGTTGTATATACTCTTGTTCTATTTGTAGGCATAATAACAAAAGCATCCATTTCAGTATTAAACATTTCAGATAATCTATATCCTAAATTCTCATCTATTTTATAAACCTCTTCTATGTCTAAAAAACTAGAAGAAAAAGAATCAGACTTTAACTCTCTTCCCTTAGTAGATCTAATCTTATCCCAGTCTTGCGAAGTAAACCCGTACTCTTCCATCATATTTTTGTAGCTTAATTTATCAAAAGATGTTCCAAAGTCTTGGAATAGTTTACCATTCAATTCTAAGCCGAATCCTGCTCTTAAAGAGTTAGTCCAAGATCCTAATCCACTTGATCGCAATACTGCTTCACTAGCACTCGCAAGGTTTCCGGTTTGAGTTGTTTCTGCGAATCTTGAATTAGCTAGACTAGCACTTGCGTACTCTGATACAATTCCTAATCTATTTGCCCATTCAGTATTCCTACCTACTTTAGTTCCGCCTATTGCTTCTTGGAATAATGTTTCTAGCCCTTTTCCAAATACTTTAAAACTATCTAATCCTCTGTATTTAGCACCTAAGAAAATATTACCTAAGTCTGCTATTGCTGATATTGAAGCTGATCCTAATTTTGCCCCTACTTGTAGAGTCCTATGTCCTCCTCCAATAGTTGCTATTAATTTATCAGCTGAACTAATAATGCTGTCGCCGTCTACTTTACCAGTAGATAGATTATATAAAGCATCTAGTTTATTTTCCTCGAATAGTCCGAAACCATCTCCTTCATTTCTAATAGTTTCTTTTAAATTATTATATGTCATATCTGGATTTGCTCCGAAGATCTGCATAGATGATATTTCTTGTGATTGTCGCATTAAATGGTTTTCCATTGTAGCAAATACGTCTTCATTTCCGAACTTAGCATTATATTTAATCATACTATCGCCATCTTTAAAGTGCAATACTCTTGCTTCTTCGTTCTTTTTAGCTAAATTACTCCCACCTTTTCCAGTTCCCTGCTCGTGTGATGTAATATTATCATATGAATTACTTAAAATATCATCAATATCTCCACCGCTTTGCTTTTGTATTCTGTCAATATCTAGCATAGGTTTGATCTGTTTTACCCAGGCATCTTTTCCTGCTTGTTTAATAGCTCTTTTATCGTGAGCTTGTGGCAAGATCCAGTCTTCTAGTTTTCTAATCTCTCCTCCAGCTTTATTTCTTAATACTTTAACTGCATTAGCTGACTTCTTCCATTGCTCTCCCATCTCTTTAACTACTGAAAAAAGTTTTTGATCATTTACTTTTCCATCTTTCAAGTATCTAATCATTTCATTTGCAAGTTCTCTGTCTTGCGCTAATCCTGCCCACTTGGTTCTAAGATTTGATTTAACGTCTGTCATATAAGAAGATACTCTAGTGTAAATTGCTGTTGCTCTTGATTCCATATTACTAAAAGGATTCCCTGCTCCTGCACTTTTGCTTAGTACATCATATAAAGTATCGTATGGTTTTTGACCTTTATCTCTTCCTTGTTGTAGCACTTCTGTTGCTCTTTGTTCTGTTTCTAGTCTATTAATTCTTAATGAAATATCTCTTTTTAATTGATGCTGTTTATTAACTCTATCTTGCTTAGCATCTAGTTCTTCTTGACTAACTGTTGGTTCATAGCCTTGCTCTGTTTCTTTAGCTACAGTTTCCAGTTCCGCTTCTTTTTGTGCGAAGTTTTGTGAAGCGTTCTGACTCTTTACTTCCTGAACTACTATCTCTTCTTCTAAAGTACCAATTCTTTCCGGTATTGCACTTGGTTTTATTTGGGGCGCTTCTAGTCCTGATGTTCTTGCTGCTTTTCTAACTATGTTTACTATTGCCATTATTTAGTTTCCTCTTCTTTTGGTATTCTGTACATTCCGTCAGATATAGAAAAATCTTTATTTCTACCTTTATTTTCTACAAAACCAAATTTTTTATAAAACTTAACTAGTCTACTTCTTGAAGTTGTACCGTGTATTTTATCTGTTAATGCAGGTGTTAATGTTATCAGCTTACTTTGAGTGTCTGCAATTTTAGTTAATTCTTCCATTGCTTTTGTACCCTTTCCTATTTTTTGCATTTCTTTTGGTACAACCAGTGTGTCTAATCTTAAATCCCCTTTAGGTGTTTCAAATACAAAAAAAGTTTTTAGCTCTAAATCTTTTCCAACTTGTTTGAAATATTCAGTAATATCATCTATAGTTCGAGCGCCTGTGTCTTGTGGATAATATCCCCACTCATTGATACTATCTCCGTTAGTGAATACATCTTTAGCTTTTACTTTCTTTTCTATTATATCGAAAGCATCTAAATGATCCAAGTGTCTTTCTCCGTGATCTGTAGCATATTTTTTGCTTAGTGTGATCCAGTCGCCATCGTTAATCTCTTTCCCTACTGGCGCAGCTCTATATATTGTGATTTCTTTCTCTGGATTATTTTCCATCTGTTTCATTACTGATATACTTTGTTGATCAGCTATCTTATCTCCAGTTCCATAGTATCGTTCAAAGTTTTTATCACTTGGACTGTCTGGGAATACATCGGAAATATCGCTCCCGCTATTCGCTCCCTCTGGCTCTGGTGCTGAATGATCCATCTTATAATCTATTCCATCATCTACTATTCTAGTGTCAAGATTAACTCCGAAATGCTTCTTAACCATCTTATTCACTTCTTGTGGTAAATTATCGAATGCTCCTACTCTGTATAAAGATTTAAGTGCTGTATATCCACCAAGTCCTGCTACAAATTTTGCAGGATCAAGAGTTACATTTCCTTGTTCGTCTGTTTCTACTCCTGCTATTGTACCTGCAGCTAAGTTATCTCCAAACTTGTTGAATACTGCTTTTTCGCTTTCTTTAAAGTCTATATCTTGAAGATCATCTGACATTTGTGGTCTTGCTCTATGCGCTTCTTCTTCTTCAAGACTAATAGCTTTTTTACTGTCTGGATTTTCTCTATTCCATCTTGACTTTTCTTTATAGCTCTTAATAAGATCGAAGTCTGTTTTATTAACTACTTCGCTACCAACTTGCATCTCTTTGGTTTGGAATCCTTGCGTTTTAGGCATTGACTCTTCCATTGCTATTATTTCTTCCGGAGTAGTTTCTAATTGAGATAGTTCGTCAAATTGTTTTTTAAGTGCTATGAGTTCTGCATCATCTGGAAAATTATCTATCTTTTCCATATTCTCTACTATAAACAGATCGTCTTCATCTTCTTTTATATTTATATCTACTGAATCATCTACTGCTTTATTTAAATCAACTTCATCATCTGCATAACCTTGTTCATTGAAGTGGTTGTTTTGTTCTTCTCTCATATTTACAGATTCCACATCTGGACTTGTTCGTGTTTCTATGTCAATATCTGTTTTAATATCTATTGGCTTTCCATTATCTAAGTCATCAGATACTTGTCTTAATACTGTATTGTGTGCTTCTACGTCATTAATTAGTTTCCATTTTTGACCTTGTTGCCATTGAGTTACTATTAGAGCATCTTCTATTGGTAGATCTTTTACTAATCCGTTAAAGAACTTATCTTCTATTCCACTTCCTGCCATTCTAGCAACTCCTGCTAGTCCTGCATTCCATAAAATAGATTCTGTTGCTTGTGATACTTCATCTTTAATATTAGCTCTTCTCTTATGATCTATTATCCCGTAAGGCTTATACTGTTTAATTGCTTCACTTGCTCCGGCTGCTAGAGATTCAACTCCAAAAGCTTTTCCCATATTCTTCCATATACTTTTTCCTAATATTCGTCCAGGTGTTACAAACTCTACTGCTGATTCTGGATCAGTAAACCAAGCTCCAATATTACCTATTATACGTCCTATTTCTCCTCCGGTTGTATATCCTTTGCTTTTATGTAAATCCATCTCTCCTTGGACTGTACTTTGATAATAACTATCTAAAGTATCGTCTGTTATATTCTGTGATAGGTACGCACCTTTCATAATTGCAGGATCAAACATATTCTTAACGGATTCATTCCTATAAACAAGTTCTCCATTATCTCCCATTGACACCTGCCCACTTTTAACTAAATCTCTATAAGTAGCTTTCTCTGATGCTGTTGATTGTATATAAGGATCGTATGATTCTCTTTGAGTTGAATAATCTTGCTGCTGTTCTATAAGTGTTTGATTAATATTCTGATCGTGATATTCATAAGTTCTTCCAAGTGTGCTAGTTACTGATTCATTGAATCCATTAGCAATAGACTCTGATCCGAGTCCTATTGAATTGCTTGTGCTGTATTCTTCGCCTTGTATTATACTTCTATCTATCGGCATTATATTCTATCTCCAAAAAGTTATCTTTATCTCTTTTAATGTATTTTCCAGTATTCGGATTAAATAATAAATATTTCCCTTCTTCGTCATAATGTAGTTGTATATCTCCACTTGCCCACATACCTGCAAGTCCTTGGATTTCCTCTGTTAATTCTTCATCTCCCTCTACTACATATTCAGATAGGAAGCTATCAAATTGATCTTTGTTTGTATTTGGAGGTAAGAATATCTTTTTGCTATTATATGATTCTATTTTACCATAAACTGATTCTAGTCTGTCTGTACCACTTGTTTCTGATCCTGACTCTGCCATTCTACCTTTAGCGAAAAACTCTGTATTCTTCTTGTATTGATTGAATACCTCTATGTTTTGATTCCCTATTATAGATGCGAGTTTACCATTTACTTCTGTATCTGCATCTTTAATTTTTACATCTGCTTTTTGACCATTTAAAATCAAAATAGCAGCTCTTTGGTTACCATTTTTAACTAGACTACCAACTGTTGCATAAGTAGCACCACCTTTTTTAGATAGTTGATTGAATATTGTCTTGGAAATATCTCCATCTTGTTGGCTTATAAATCCTAATAATCCTAACTGATCCTCTGTTGATCCATCATCTAAAACATCAGTCCAAGCTTTTAGCTCTTCTGGTCTTAGTATTTGATCTGCTGTAGATCCTGCATTTTCTACATTTATATCTCTATGGAATGATCTCTCTCTTAGTAAATCTGCAATAATTACTGTATCCATACCTGGCATAATTGATTCTGTTCTATCATAACTACCCTCTACTGCTCCTTGTTCTAAAGGATCGTTCTTATATCCATTCCCAGTAGATTTTATGTTATCTTCTATTGATTTTTGGATCGATACGTCTAATGAAGAATACTCTAGGTCTTGTTTCTTTGCTGATAATAATGCTTCTTTCTGTCTTTGAGATAATCCTTGGAATTGCAACATAAATTTATCTGTTTTTTTTTGTATTAATAATTGAGCTTGAAGTAATGGATCTGCAGCAGATATTTCATCATCTGATATTTGTATCTCATCCTGATCTGTAACACCTTGCTTCTTTTTCTTTATAACTTCTTTTATTTTTTTATTTGCGTTTGTATTGTTCTTTTTAATTACTGCATCTTGTGTTTTGACTGCTCCAGTATAGATTTTAGTAAGCGATGCTTCTAACTCGTACGCTTGATCTTGTGTATATTGTTCACTTGTGTCTATTGATCCAGTATGCACAAAAGTTCTTGCTGCTTCCATATCTCCAGACTCTATTAAATCTTTTAAATGTTGTTCTCTTGTTCCTTTATCAATACTAAAAGTTACTTGTTTCTCTGCTCTCAACGCTACGACTGGACTTAGTTTTCCTTCATCTACTAAAGTTTGAGTATATTCTAACATATTCTGCTCTATTAGTTTTGCTGTTTTATAATCCCCGTTAGCATTCATATTTATTACTTGTTGAATTCCAAGATCTACACCATTTACCCATTCTTGCTGTTGTAATTGTGTTTCCTCTGCATCTTTTGCTACTGCTAATTTACCATAAGCGCTATTTTGTAGCTTCTTTCCTGATATTAATAATGCAGCTTTGATCTCTGGAGTCGGTGCTAATTGAGTAATATCTCCATCTAAATATGCTTGATATGCTTTTCTAAACTGGATAGGATCGTGTTTATAAGTAAGAGATAGTTCATTAGCTTTATTATTAAGTTCTTGCTCTCCGTTTGTCATAAACGAAGCTGATCTTGAATTGTTATATGCTTTTCCATATACTGTACGCACACTCTCTTTATGAAAAGGCTTCTGTTTAAAATCATCGTTAGCTGCATCTGATACTGCTTGTGATGCAGCTTGTTCTCCTGCAGCTTGAAATGCTTGTTTCCTAAAACTTTGTAATCTATTAGATAAAGATACAAAGTTTGATGCTATTACACTAGTTGCAGCTTGTGATCCTCGTCCAGATCCAAGGTTTGCACTTTGTTGCTGCGCTCTTTCATATCTCATTATTTAATCCTTTTGTAATCTATATAGCCTTGCCCTGCTTGAAGAAGTCCTTGTTGGATTCCTCCAGCCATTGCTTGTTCTGCTGCTGATTCGAATCCCTTTACGTCTGATTCTACTCCAAGCGCTCCAATTTCTCCAGTTAGTGAGTTGTAGTCTAAATCCCATTGTAAGTTCTCTTGATCCACTCTCATCATATTTTGAATACTCCCACTTGTGAATGATCTACTTTGTGAAGAGAACATTGCAGCCTGATTTGCTGCCACTTCGTTGTATCTTTGACTCATTCTTAGTGCTGATAGTTTAGAGTCAGTTTTAGCTTGTTTACCTGCTTGTGCTGCTTGTATAGCTTGTGATTCATAGCCATACGATGCGGCTTTCCCTGCATTATATGATGCGATTATTTGTACTGCTGTTAATCCTACTTGTGCTTGTGCTGCTGACATTATATTACCTTTCTAGTATGCAATTTCATATCCAAGTCCTCTTAATAAAAAAGGTAGTGGTTCTTCTTGCGTAATTTCTATTTCTGTTTTTCTACTGTAACCTAATAAATACATCTCTTTAAATCCAGTAAATGGAGTTGGAGCTTCATCTAATACTACTGGAAATGCTCTATCTCCGGTAAATCTTTTTCTTGCATATACCCCAAGACTATCTATTACATTTATATCTACTTTAACTACTCTTTTTCTTCTGTGATATGTTTCTCCTGCTTTACTCTCTGTTGAAATTGGAAGAGTTGTAACATTTGTCTTGTAATTTAATCCAGTTTCTAGTCTGTATGCACCTCTTGCAACTGATATGGTATTATTCCCATCTGTTCCTGCCGGTATCTGATCATCCATAATAGAAAAGTCTGCTACCACTTTAAATTCTGTCGTTAAAAATGCTGTATCATAATCTGTTTGTAAACTATATACTAAAGTTCCAGTTGAATTGTCTGAGTGTACGATATTATCTGTGCCCGAAACGATATTATCTGCTCCTGAAACTACATTGGCTACTGTTGGTTTTGTTCCAGTTTGTACTACATTATGATCTGTATATGTGTTCTCTGTCAATAGTTCTATAAATGTTGATCCATTTCTCTCTACTAAAAAGTAAACTTCTTTATTTAGTACGCAAACATCTTTAAATAAACCATCTGTTTCCCAAGGAGTCCATCCTGCAATTTCTTCTTTTCTCATTGTATTAAATACTGCAGCTGTTCCATCTTCATTAACTACGTAAACATAATCTCCTACATCATACTGAGTTCCTTTAATGGAATCCATTGCTATTGCTCTAGTAATTAAGTGTGATGATAAAATTGAAGCATTTAATGATACATAACCATCTTCATTATAATCATAAAAGTATTGTCGAACTGTTCTCTCTGAACTGTCTATAAATATTGTTGCTCCATCTATAAATATTGGCTTGATACTTGAACTTCCATATCCGGTTTGCTTCGCCCAAGAACTAGATTCTGGAGTAATAGCTGTTGAACTATTGTAGAATTCTGCTCCCGTTGTGAATGCTTGTAATGTTCTTCCTGCAAATATCTTTTTAATAATATTAAATTCATTAGTATCTAATTCGTCTGCAATACCTTCGTCTGCTGCTCCAACTCCTAATCCAAAATCAAAGAATCCACTAATTTTAGATCCCCATATTGAGGTCGGTTTTTGTGTTGATGAAGCAAACCATAGTCTGTTACCGAAAAAAGTACACGTTCTTGGGTATCCATCTGTAATATTCCATTCTGTAGGCTGGTTAGTAAATGTAATTGTACTAAAAGTCCAGTCTGTGTGAATTAATCCTCTAACTAATTTCCTTGGTGCGTGTAACTCGTGAGCGAATATAACTGTATCTGCTGACTGAATAGCATCAACATCATAAATCTGCTCTGCTGTATATGGTGTTACTTCTGTTGATTGTATAACTCCATCTTTATAGATGTCTATTGCTAAAGGTCTTATTACTAATAGATACGTCTGTGCTGTATTAAATACAAAAGGAATCAGTCTTGAATCTGCACTAACTTTTGTATCTGTGATTTTAGCTAGTCCAGGTCTACGTCTTAATCCACCATAAGGCAGAATAACCATATTGGTAGCTTTGCTTAGTCCATTCTTATATCTTTCAATATCTGTTCTTGCGTGTAACTCTGGAGTTAATTCTCCTGCTGTTAAATTGGCTTGAAGAAACTCTGCTCCCATATTATGCCCATCTCGCTTCTGAATATGGATTATCATCAAGAGTATCTGCAGGACGTTGTGTGCTATCTGAATGTCTTGCTAGTCTTAATTGATCTTCCATTAAAGTTTTCATTGCTCTCATTTTGTCAATATCTCCAGTAATAGGTATTGCAAATTGCATTGCTAAAAAGAACTCTAAGGCTTTTATATAATATGCAGGGAGTTTATCCGCTGCTACTTTATATATATAATCTATCTCTTCTATTTTTTGGTTACTGTATAATTTATCTTCGTAAATATCATAATCAGTACCGCTAGTTGCACTAATAAGATACATTAGATCTGTTGGTAATTGGAATTGGTAGCTGTAATCGTTTAAAGGTGTTTCACTTAAACGTGCTAGTTTAGCTTTCTTTGTAGCGAATCTCCATCTGTAAGTCACTAACATACTATTGTAAGATGATTCGTATAAGTTAGATGCTACTTGTGATCCAGTTGTTCCTTCCGTAAAACTAGAAATAGGCTCGTGACCGAGTAAGATGAGTGAATTTGAAGCTATTTGTATGTCTGAAGATGTACCTGCCATATTAGTCCTTTAATTTATTTAATAAAAAGGGAGATGTACGTTCTCTCCCCCTCTATAAATAAACTAGCTACTAAGCAGCTACATATTCTACTGGAATGATTCCTTCAACATCAATCGCAACTGATCCTGCTTTCCACATACCCATTGATAACCAAGATGCCTTATGAGCAACGTAATCAACTTTAGTTTTCATATCAATACCAACTGCGTGACCTACTGCTGATTTATGAAATGCAAAACCTGATCTTACAGTTGTAGCTAATGGTAATCCACCTTCTGCTCTACCTGATCCGATAACTTTGAATTTGAATCCCATAAAAGAATCAATTTCTCCTGCTTGTAACAATCTAACAGTATTGTAATCTGCTGATGTAATTGTAGAATCATTTAAAAGATCATTTAAACCTTTTTCATCAATTAACATAAATCTATCTTCCATTGGTGCTTCAACTTTATTTAAAGCTTGTGCTGCTGCTGTAAGAGCTGAAAGTCCTAAAGCTGCTGCTCCATTACCTACTGGTGTAGCTGTAGTTGTACCAAGTGCATTGATAATCGACTGATCATCTCTTCTTCCCATTGCTCCAGCAATAGTAGTAGCTAATTCAACTACTTCGTCAAAGTTTACTGTTTTAGCATCATATACATCTGTATATTCTGGTGCTTCGTAATCTGCAAGTGTTGCAACTTTAACTGCGTGAGATATACCCATTGGAACAACATCTGCTGATGATCCAGTTCTAACAGTCGCTTGACCTTTTCCCATTAATCTAAAATCATATTTATCGCCATCAACGTTATTTCTAACTTTAACGCAATCTCTTAATGTTTTCATACCTTGATACGCGTGTTTAACTTCCGTATCGAATTCTTCTTTTGCTACTGAACTAAGTGCTTGACTCATTTTTGTTTCCTTTTAATTATATATTTAACCCCTATGGGTGCTGTGCCTGAATGCTAAATATTTGTTAATTCTTTGGGTATCCCCTTAAAATAAAAGGGATCGCAGAACAAACTGCAAACTCTTAAACTTCAAGGCTCTTAATGAGGTATCTATTAGATTAATTGTTTAATATGACGTATTGTACTATAATTCGTTTCCTTATGTCAAGGAAACTGTTAATTATAATAGTTTATGCTCCTAGCATCTCACGTTCTAGTGCTTCAATTTTGGCTCTATAAGCAGGATCACTACTCATTTTTCTATTACCATACTCATCTTTAGCGAATCGCATCTCTCTAATATCATCTCTATTAGCACTTGGTGCTGTAGGTCTTGATACTGGTGCAGCTTGTTTACTAGAAGATATTAATCTTTCTAATGCTTCAACTCCTTTTGCTGAATCTACATCTAATCCGTGATCTTCTCCAAGGTTAGCATTTAGATAATCATTTACATTTTGGATTCTTTCTTTTCCATTTTCTCCAAGTGCTTCAAGTTGTGTATTTTGATACTCTACTATTTGTTCTTCTTGGTATTTATTGTAACCATCCACTAGACTATTAAGTCCATCATTTGATAATTGGTTTTCTTTACCCCACTTTGTAGCAAAATCACTTGCTTCTACACCTTCATTATAGGTATATTCCTCTGGCGCTCCTTGGAATGATCCAAATTCTTGTGTCTTTTGAGTGTAAGATTTATTTAACTCTCTGTATCCATTCTCTAAATCAGATACGCTTTTATATTTACCATCTAAATATAGAGTTTCTGTTATTTCTCCGGTACTCTCGTCTGTTGTTGTAGCTTCTGTTGTTTCTTGGGTAGTGGTTTCTTCTGCCATCTAGTATCCTTTAATTTGATTTTGAGCTATTAACTCTATAAGATACTCCGAAAAGTACCCTAAGGATTAAGAAACCTTCTCTATTACCATACTCGAAGCATCAACTATTATCGATGTTCCGGTTGATCCAACAGAGAGAGTTAGCTCATCTGCTGCACTTAAAGATATTGCCCCAAAATAAGAAACAGTAACTTTCTTCCCTGCTCCTCTACCAGTCATTGAATTATGTAATCCTACATCTGCTCCATTTACTGCTAAGTGAATATCAATAACATCTCCATTGGCAGCTTCTGCCGTAATTGCGCCACCTATTTTATAAGTTGCTGATGTTACTATCGTTATAGTGTCTGTAGTTACATTAGATACTAAGTCTGCTCCTATCAATATCGTTTGAGTATCGAAATAAAATAACTGCTCCTCTACTCCTGCGACTAGAGTTTGTGAAGGTTGAGCGATATGAGTACCTACTGCTATAATAGACGCTTCAATATCTGCTTTAGTAGCTACTTCATTTGCTGTTGCTGTTCCTCCTAACTTAATGCCGGTTAGCTCTCCACTATTTAAGACGGTTTGTAGTTCTCTATCTGCCATTTCTTACTTCCTTTATAATCTTTTTAATCACATTCGCTTCGCCTTGTCGTAAGGCTACTTGATCAAATGTCATACCTGGTACATACATCTCTCTATCTACAAATACTGACTCAAGATGATCCAAACATTTCTCCCCAATTTCAGTATTAAATGTACCTCTAATAAGTAAATCTATTTCTTCTGCTGTTTTCTTCATTATGCTTGACCTCCTTGTGCTGCCATTTGTTGCTGTTGAGCTTGTTGTGCTTGTTGCTCTTGTATTCCTTGTATCTCTTCGTCATTTCTTTGTCCTGACTTTGGTAATCCAAGTTTCTCCCATATCATAGATGGTAGATCTTCTATTTTAATCTTTTGTGCTTGTAAATCTTGTGGCATCTGCATCTCTAGCATCATTTGCCCATATCTTGAATATCCTGCAAGTATTGATTCGTCTTGTTGTCTAGTAGCAGGATTAACAAATTTAATTGCTACTTCTTTACCATCCACTTTGAAGTCTGCAATTTTACCAGCTTTCTTTAATATCTTCACGCAGTTAGCAGTGATCTTTTCTAATAGCTCTGATTGTATTCTTGTAGATGCAGCTAAACTATTTTGTGCCATCTCTGCATTTCTAATACTCATCTCTGTTGCTGTTCTTACTGGTGTTTCCTCTATGTTTCCGAATGATTTACTAATAAAGACTTCGTTAATAGAGTTCTCTAAACTTCTAACTTCAAATTCTAATAGATCTGGACGACCTCCAGTATTTAATACATCTAAACTATCCATACTTCCTACACCAATTACTGCACCTGGCTTAACTACTACTGTTGAGGGATTAATAATACCATCATCATTAGCTTTAAAAATTGGATTGGCTACCCAGTTAAGACTCTTGTAATAATCTCGCTTGATTGCATTAAGTGATTTAAGATCTTCGATAGCACTCATCGCTCTACCGTATCCGTAAGTATCTCCTGGGATAGTCCATTCTCTAAATACTACAAAAGGATTAAAATCTATTTCATCATCTATTAAGAATACTTTATCTTTTCCATACATAAGCTGCATTCGATTAGATTTACCATCTTCTACGTATCCCTCTACTAGAGTTACTTCTGTTTCCGGTTTATCTCTCTCTAGTTGTAATAATGATTCAGTCATCTTAGCATTCTTCCAAGTGCTTTTAATCTCTCTAACTGTTAGTCTGAATTCTCTCCATACTGTGTTAATAGTTCCATCTGTTGATCTCTCTATAAATAGTTCCGTTAATGGTACTGCTTGAAATGTTAATGATGATTGTATTCCATCTGATTCTCTAACTATGATTGCTCCAGTAGATATACCAAGATCGAAAAATGATTCATTAATTTGTGTTGTGAAGTTTGAATAATCTAAATGAGTAAATAAAATCTTTGTAGTATCTTCTAAATACTTATTTACTGCATCTGATTCTTTATCGTCTACATCTGTTCCTGCTTCTAGCTTCATCCATTGAGTACCTGGTGGAACTAATGTAGAAGTTAATCTATCTGCAAAACCTTTTAATGCTTTTTTTCCTATACTCGTGTTGAGTTTTACGCTTCTTTTGTTATTCCCTGGAACAACTTTATCGAATGTGTTTCTCTCTGGTAGTGTATAGTTATAAGCATCTCGTATATCCTGCTCTCTTAGTCTTTTTAGTGACTTAGCAGCTGATAATCTTCTATTGACTTGTTCATACGTAAGCATTACTCTGCCTTTAATTCAAGAGTTTCTTCAACTACTACTGCTTTGGCTGCAGGTTTTCTTCTGGGTGCGGGTTTGATCTCTTGACACGCACACTTTTTTATACTGTCGAACGGTTGCCCTGGCTTTAGTTCATCAACATTCTTATTTCCGCAAGAGTTACATATAATTCTTGCGTAATTTTCTGTTGTATAAAGTCCATCTTTAGCATTTGCTATGATTGGTGTCTTTATCATTACCCTAACTTCTTACCAACTGTAATTCCAGTTGCTGTACCAGACAATAGACTTCCTCTACCTTTTGATAATCTTTGTCTTCTTTCTAATGCGGAAGCATCTGCTATTGTTTGTTCATCTGCAATCATCTTCTCTTGCTCTAATCTCAATTTCTCTGCTGCTGCTGACTGTTCTTTTTGAAAATCTAGTGCATCTTTTGCTGATTCTGCTGCTGTTATTCCAGTAATACCTTTAACTCCTTGGACTGCCCATTTATTAATTTGGTCTACCCCTATTGCTTTTTGATAATCGTTTATCGCACCCACCGTTACATCTCCCGTCTTTTTAACTACTTTTGATACCGACTTCTTTGTTTTATTGTATACTTTCTTTAATCCACCCATATTAACTCCTTAAATTAATTTATTTGTTCAATATTATATCACAAGTTGATACAAATCGTCTTCCAATTTTATTGAATTATTGCGATATTTGTCTGAAATACCACAATAAAGTATCTTTTTTGTCATTTTTTTAGCTATTTTGTATATTTTCCTTGTATTCTGCAACTTATTATCATCATAGGCGAAACACCAAAATATATGATCCTCTTCTTCTGTGTACCCAAATAATCCATCTCCCTCTAAAAACACAATGGTATAATTACTGTTAAAGAAGTCATCAAGGTTATCATTAACATCTCCTACGCAAGGAACATATTTAGTTACTAGTTCTCTAAACTTTTTAATATCTGCTTTACTTCCCATTCCACCCTCTTTAATTCTCTTTGAGCCATATTCGCTCTTTTGTTCTCTTCTTTGAACGCATCGTTTGCTAGGATATAAGCTTCATAAAGTTGTTCTTTACTCCAATTATCATATTGAGATTGTTCTTCTTCTGTAAATTTAATCATAATCACTCCATTCTACTTGATTTGTTTGTGCCGGTCTATTGTCTTTCCTTATCTGTTGAAATGCTACTGCGAATGTTCTAAAAGCATCTGCTCCGTGTGAACTCCAGTCGTGCAATGGTTGATCTTTAAATCTATTTAGTTTTTCATCAAACTCTTTACGATAGTTCTTTAAACATCTGATTCCGTCTTTAGTTCTGTCTGCATCAAACCAGCATCTACCTATTACATTTCTAGCAGCTTCTATGCCTGATGATATACTGCTTGATCTTTTAACCTTTACAAAGTTAATACCCATCTTCCTCGCTGTTACTTCTCTTGATACTCCAGTAGATAATTCTCTTACTGCTATATCGTGTGGAGCATAATGTGAGGTATAAGTGAAATTGTAACGATCACGCAGATCGTGTAAATAGTTAATATAATGAGCCAATCCTTCTCCCGTGTTCTCATAGTAATCTACCATCCTTAATTCATTTCCTAATAACTGCATAGTCCATATACTCATAGCATCTGATATTCCAAGATCCCAAAAAGTAAATGTTCTTAATGAAGTTTCAAAAGGTATTATTGTTATTCTTCCGTCTTTCTCTGCTGAGTTCATTTGTTTAATATAATATGCTCCTTCAATATCGAAGTCATCCCAAGATCCATTTAACCACTGCTCTCTTAATTGCGCTGGTAGTGATTCAAGATATTTCAAATACGACGGATCAGCTTTTAATAAGTGAGGATTATCATAAATAGTTGAGTCAATATAAACAAAAGTACGTTCTTTTTCTATAAACTTTATTCTGTGGGCTTTATTCCCTATTTTAAATCTTTCTTTTATCCACTCTGCTCCAGGACCACCAGGATTGGTAGTTAGAAATACTTGTGTTGGAATATCTGCATCTACTGATCTTACTGATCCTAAAAGCTTCTCATATAGTTTCTCCGATGGAATATGAGTTGCTTCTTCCATTAATAATCTATGTAGCTGCCACCCTTGGTATTTAGTATAAGCATCCGGAGTTCCCAGGTGTCCGGTATATATAATAGCACCGCTTGGAAACTTTACGGTTGCAGGGTTTCCTGATACTGTTGCTCCATATCCTACATACAATGTTCTGCTTCTCTCTATAAAGTCTGCAAGGTCTGTAGCATTCCTTCTAATTACTAATGCTCTGAATTGTGGTCTATGTACATCGTATAAAAGCCAGTGCATAGCTGTTACTGTTTTACCTGATCCTCTTGCTCCTCCAAATAGAACTTCATCTGCTGTAGATTCTAATGCTATCTTTTGAACTGGGGTTGGTATGTAACCATCCATTATATATCTCTAAGTGATATAATTAAAACAACACCTACTGCAAAAAAGAATAATCCAAAATAGAGTTCCATTAATTACTTCTTCTCTCTTTCTCTCTTTTTATCTTCGCTGCTAAATCTTCGAAGATGTCCTCCGGCATATTCTGTATCATCAGTTCATCTACTTTTTCATAATAGTTCTTTGATATATTCATTCTTATTTCCTCTGCACCTAATGAATGCTGAAAAAACTCTCCAAGATCATCTCTCCCTACTTTAAAGTTCAATTCTATTTTATCTTTCATTTTAGTTATCCTTATCTTTTAAAGGCAAATAACATTTACTTAGTGCTTCGCCTTTTTGGTGGTTGTCCTTTTCAAATATACCGATACACTTCCCTAGGAGGTCTGTACACTTGATTCGATCTTTCATATCTTGTTCTTCGTCCTTGATGGTTACAGTCCAAAATTGCTGTATCTCTGATGCTGTCATAATGCTCTCTGACTCGATCTTAGCTCTAAGTTCATCAATCCTTGACTTTATCTTGACATCTACTAAAAACTGTGATGCTTTCTCATTTATAGACTTCGGTTTGTACTTAATTGTAGAGTATGATCTTTTAAATGCTTCTGTTGCATTTCCAGTTTGTACGTATACTTGGCAAAAGTTTTCCTGCTTAGGTGTTAGTTTACTCATAATCCGAATCTCCTATTATTGATCTCTTCTTTTATATCATTCTGTAGTTCTATTAGTTCATTCATACTCATTAAGTGAATGGCTTTTCTTTCTTTATCTGAAATTTTACTCATTTAATAACTCTGGATTTTCATATATATTTCCGATAACTTTATATGCTAATACACCATCATTAGAGAATCTATAGTTACTTTGATTCAATACATCTACACACTCAAATGAAGCTCTCGAAGAATTATAGATAACTTTAAAAACCATTCTCAATTCATTTCTAAATGGTAAAGCTACGCAGTCCCCTTCAAAAATCTCTAAGCCATCTCTATCTTTTAGTCCAGTGTATTGCATTAAGTCATTATCACCATAGTGAAATATAAAGGATGATAAGGTTTCTAAGTCCGGTGTTCCTTGTACTGCCATTGTGTTTGCATTGTCATTCCATGCTCGAAATTTAATTTCTCTACTCATAGTTTACCTCCATCATCCATACGTTGTGCATCTCTATTTTCTTAGGTTTCTTTAATGCTTTGATCTCTTTTTTCAATGCTTTGATTTTTTGCTTGTAGTATAGTGTAGTTTTCATACTTTAACGTGCATCGTTCCCATAGTTGTTACTACTATCATTACTTCTCTTGGTGGTTGCTTTTTGTTTCTTATTAAATAATATAGTTCTGTTTTAGTCCATTGTTTCATCTATTTATCCTTTTTTGGTACAATACGATTAATATCTTGTTGAGTTCTGAGTGGCAAAGCGTTCTCGTCCTTACATACACATTCATATCCCTGATCTCCCCATATTATTGTTATAGGTAATCTTTTGCATTCACATTTTACATCTTTATATTGAATATATCCTGCGCTCTTTGCGTGTAGGCTTAGTGAAATAGTTAGTATTAATACTATTTTAATAAAATTACTTTGCATTTAGCTTTTCCCTTGTTCTTGATATTATCATTGCATCTACTAGAACTGATGCTAACTCGATTCTTTTATTAGCTCGATTCAGTCTTGCTTCTAATTCTTGAATATCACTCTCGTATCTACATACTACTGCATCTACTAGAGTGGTAATCTGTGTTCTACTGGAGTGTTTGTGGTTCATCTTCAGTTATTGTATCTTCTGATAGCATATCAAAAAATCTCTTTATCTCTGGATCACTTAAATCTGATTCAGAAAAAGTAAAACTTGCATTAACAGTAAAAGATCTCTCTTCTGTTACTATCGACTCTGTTGGTTTAATCTTGTCAAAGTTCATCTACTTTCCTTTCTGTTTTATAAAATTATCAAAATAATCAATAGGGAGTAGCAACTCTGATAAAGCACCCTTAATTAGCAGTTCTGCTATCCTTGGGTTGTGTCGTTTCATATAATAAAACCTTGCTTCTGATATTCTGGCTCTGTTTGCTATTTCTCTATTAGTTATTTTCATAACGTATTATAGCACAAGTATTCTAATATTACAATAGATTAAATTTCTCCTACTCTAAGTTCAGAACTTCCTGCATTAATCTCTTTTAGTATTGTTACGTTCCTTTGATCTATCCCGTTGTATTCTATGTCTAATTGCTCTAGCGCTTGTGTTCTTCTTTCTATTGAAGCTGCACTTGATTTGATCGCTTCTACTCTCCTGATGTATTCTGTGTGGCTCATTTTCTAATCCTTTCTTTTGCGATATTAAAATAGTTTTCATCCATTTCTATTCCTATGAAACTTCTATTCAAGTTCTTACAAGCTACTCCTGTAGTACCACTTCCCATCGTGAAGTCTAAAACTAACTCGTTTTCGATTGTATAGGTCTTTACTAAATATTCCAATAATTCTATTGGCTTTTGTGTTGGGTGGAGTCTATTTAATCTATTTGCCATTGAAAAATCTTGTATTGATTTAGGATAATATTCATCATTAAAAGTTTCTTTTGCTTCAGTTACTTTATTTAGAGTTTTTGGTTGAACTATCTTTGAAAACATTTTCTTTCTTAGCTTTCCTTTTGTTTTTTGGGGAATATAAGTAGCTCTTCCTTTCTTTGAGAATATATGTATTAATTCGTGTATTTTAAGTGGTTGGTGTTTTGCTACTATTGCATTTCCTGCTAATTTTTTATTCCACACCCAGTCATACTTATAATTTTTAATATTTGACATTCTTAAAGCACTTGAAAACGGTTCACTTCCGAACAAGACTATTGCACCGTTTGGTTTTATGAGTTTGTTTAATCTTAACCACATTTCATCGAATGGAATAACACTATCCCATTTACAAGCTGTTGTTCCATAAGGTGGGTCTGTTATGATAGCATCTACCACTATTCCTTGCTCTATCAGTCTATCCATTGCTACTAAGCAATCTTCATTATATAATTTCATTTCATTCTCCTGGTATTATTAAGTATATAGCTAGTATTGCTGTTAAATATTTAGCAACTTTATTTATATACCACTCGTGATCTATTTTTCTATTCTTGTTGTGTATCTTGTTCCATCTAGGGTTTTCGCTCTTAATAGCTTTTTCCTCTTCGATAAATGCTTCTTTTCTTGTTTTAAATGTTTCTATCTT